GTACAAGAACAGTGCTGACCGCTGGAAGCAGGCATTCACCCGCGAGAACGGCAACGACGCTACGTGGGAGAAGCGGCTGATCCCTACTGGCAGGGATGCGGTGCTGGCTGCTGCTGCGACACTTGGCGTGGAGATCACTGCTGAGCAGGCTGCTGGTATTGCCAAGTTGGGTATGTATGCCGGCTGGATGAGCCTTGATGACCCTAGCAACTTTAAGCAGGACAAGTTGCAGGCGATCCTCATTAACGGGACTAAAGGTCAGAAAAACTTTCAGGGCATAGACACGACACCTATTGCCCAGTTTGTTGGCTTGCGTGGTCCGGGAGCCTTTGATGATGGTGAAGCGTTGAATGTGTACACGGGCTTGGAGAAGTTTGCTCGGGACAACGGCATCACTATCGGTAAAGAGAATCTTCGCAAGTGGTCGACTCAGCTTCTTGACCCTAACTGGCAGGGTAATCCTGACGACATTTACAACATTATGACTGAGCGGGCCAAAGGCAACTACCCATCACTAGCGAACCAGTTGGGTTCGTGGACTACTGCTGATGGGAAGACTCGTCACACGACGGTTCGTGACGCTGCCGATTCTTACATTCAGGTGATGGCGAACAGTCTCGGTCTTGACCCTGAAAGCATTGACATTAATGATCCGTTCTTGTCGAAGGTGTTGCAGTACAAGGACCCTGCCGGCAAGGACATGGCGATGTCTTTGTACCAGGTGAAGCAGGAAGCCCGGATGGACAAAAGGTGGCTGGACTCCGATGAGGCCGATGAGGAAGGTGCAGACATGTACCGTAGTTTCGCTAGCGCATTCGGGATGGCGTAATGGCAGTCGATCCCTCAGCGCAAAGGAGAGCTGCTCGCGCACAGGCAAGAAAAGCACGTTTTGAGCGTTGGATGGACGCGACAACGCTGCTTATGCGGAACAACGGTATTGCTCTTAGTGAGACTGAGATTGCTGCTATTGCTACTTACAAGAAGCAGAATCAGGCAGTCCGTGGTTCCGATGTGGTGTCGTATGTTCGACAGAACCCGAACCTGTTTGTCTCATATGCGCAACGGTTCCCCGGTGTTGCCGATCTGGTGAGCAAGGGCTACTTGAGTGCAGGTAATGCTGAGGCCCAGTTTATTGCGCAGCAGAATCAGTACAGGATTAACTTGCGGGCTGGTGGTCTTACTGACGTTCAGGCCAATGCGCTGAGTGCCCCGGAGAAAACACGTGACTTGCTGCTTGCCGAGGTGTCGCCCGATGAGGTGAAGTCTCGTATCGACGTTGCCAATGAATTGATTAATTCTTCCGGCGGTCAGATCACGCAGCAACTACAGGACTACTACGGTCTTAGTCGAGGGGACGCTTTAGCGTTCCTGCTTGACTCTGAAACTGCAATGCCGATTATTACGTCCACAGCAAACAACACGATCCGTGGGGTTTCGTTGGCAGTCAAGTCCAGCCAGTACGGGGTTAACCTAGACCTTGATGAAGTTGATCGTCTGAGTGCTATGACGGCAACAGACTTCTCCTCGTCTTCAAGCACGTACGGTCGTTCCCGTTCCCTTGCAGATATTGACGACAGAATGCAGGCTGCCGGTATTACGGCATCTACTGACTCTAGGTTGGCTGCATTGGAAGGTGAAGACTACGACTCGTTTGAGGCTGCACAGGCCACGTTCGGTAATCAGGAAGCACAGTTGAGGTCCCGTGCTCGTGCTCAGCGTCAGCAGGCCAAGTTTGCCGGCACGTCCGGTGTTGATCAAAATTCTCTATCCGTCTACAGGAACCTGTAGCGGAGGGGCATGAAGGTATCGACCGCCATTAGAACCCCACGAGGGTAGTTGGCGGGACCACGGTTCGATTCCGTGATGCTCCACTCCACGTCAGACCTACCGGCCCTGATGTGCGTCCAAGTCCGGTAGCAACAGCCTTCCAAGACTCCCCGGTCATGGTTGTGGGTTGCGATCTCACGAATGAGCGAAAGGGTGTAACAGTCATGTCATTCTATGACGACGATGACGATTTCGAGGGCAACGAGTCCGAGGGAATCAAGCAACTTCGATCCGCACAGAAGGCGGCAACGAAGCGTATTAAGGAACTAGAGTCCGAGCTGGATTCTTTCCGTTCTACGGAACGGACTCGCAGTGTGTCTGATGTTCTTGCTGCGCGTGGCTTGAACTCAAAGATCGCTGACCTCATCCCGTCTGATCTGCGCGGCAGTGACGACATCAACCGCTGGCTTGACGAGCGGGCTGACGTGTTTGCTGGGGTTCAATCAACCCCGTCGCAAGCGCAGCCTGAAGCTCATACGCCGGTTGTCCCCCCTATGAACGCTGACCGTATGCAGTCCATTTTGGACCAGGGTGAGCCGGTTCCCGGGGACGAGTCGCAACTGCTGGCTCAGATTCAGGCGGCATCTACGCCGGCTGAATTGAACCGACTGCTGTTCGGTTCAGAGTCTGGCCCGTCCGTCTTTTAGAGACGTGACTCCAACTATCCGATCTAGCACTTGAAAGAAGGTGAACAACAATGCCAAATACATATACAGGTACCGCGACTATCTCAAACCAGACTGGTCTTACCAACCTGGTGCAGAGCGCGTACGACCGTTATGTAGAAATGGCCCTGCGTTCGCAGCCGCTCATCCGTGACATCGCTGATAAGCGTCCTGTACAGCAGGCCATGCCCGGTTCGTCTGTTGTGTTCCAGATTTACTCTGATCTGGCGCAGGCAACCTCTACCCTCACTGAGAACGTGGACCCGGATGCGGTTGCTATCAGCAACACCAGCACCGTGACCGTCACTCTCAATGAGTACGGCAATGCCGCACTTCTCACCCGCAAGTTGGGCCTGTTCAGCTTGTCTGACGTTGATCCGGCTGCTGCCGACATCATCGCCTACAACCTTGCTGACTCGCTTGACTCTGTTGCAATGGGTGTCCTACGTCAGGGCACGAACGTGCTGTACGGCACGGGTGGTGCGACTGACGCCAGTTCTACGGCGACGATTGGCTCTGACGACACGCTTGCTACTGCTGACATTCGTAAGGCTATTGCCAAGTTGCGTGCCGGCCTTGCTGTTCCTCGCCTGGGTTCTCTGTACGCCTGCTACATCCACCCCGAGATTTCGCACGATCTTCGTGCCGAAACTGGTTCAGGTGGGTTCCAGGACCTCCACAAGTACGATGCCTCGGAGAACTTTTGGCCGGGATTCATCGGAACGTACGAGGGTGCGTACTTCATTGAGACCCCTCGCATGTATCAGGCGCTTGATGGTGCTTCGTCCACCACTCGCGTGTTCCGCACCGTCATTGCCGGCAAGCAGGCTCTCGCTGAGGCCGTTGCTGAAGAACCGCATGTGGTTCAGGGTCCGATTGTGGACAAGTTGATGCGCCACCACCACCAGAGAAAGCAGCAGCACCTACGGGCCACGGATTAGTTACACCAGCACCACCGTTACCACCCTTGTAAATGCCGGAACCAAGATCGGTAGCAATACCACCATTAGTAGAGAACGAAGCACCACCACCGGATGCTCCACCATTCTGGGCACCTCCACCCTTACCGGATGGGGCAACGCCCGCAGCACCAATAAGGCTTGCAGGCTGAGCACCAGTAGTATCTCCGCTAGTTCCACCAAGAGCAGTCGCTAACGTTGAACCGAAAGTAGAAGACCCGGCACTAGGTACTGTTAGAGTTCCACCCGCACCAACAACAACAGCGTAAGTATTTGTCGACACACTAATACCAGTAGTCAGCGAATAGCGGCCACCGCCACCACCACCACCGATGGAATCAGGATTCTCGTCAGCAACCCACAGATTTCCACCAGCACCACCACCACCGACACACACAACCTCAACAGTCTTACTGCCAGAAGCAACAAAACTAGAAGAAGAATTAAACAAATGGTAAGTGTAAGCGCCGCTAGTAGACTTCGTTCCACCAGTAGCAGAGAAAGCAGTAGAAACAACGACAGAACCACTCGTACCGTAAGAACCCGTACCGACACTGTTCGTAGCAGCCACACGGTACGTGTACGTACCATCCGCTTGAGAAGTCAAAGTAGCAGTAGCGTTAGTCGCATTAGCATCAGTATCAGTCTGAGTGGTCCAAGTTGTTCCGTCAGGAGAACGCTGAACAACATACGCAGTAATAGCCGCTCCCCCGTTAGCCGGAGCAGTCCAAGTCACAGTCACAGTAGAACCAGAAGCAGAAGCAGAAACACTAGTCGGAGTACCCGGAGCCGTAGCAGCACTAGCAACAGAATACGCTGCCGCAGCAGCAGCAACATCCCTACCCGAAGTACCAGCAAGCTTATTCAACACACCAGCAAGATCAAGACCAGACGTGCTATTAATCTTATTCAAAGCACCCACAAGAGACAAACCAGTAGTAGACGCAAGCACGTTAGCCGCCTTAGTAGCAGTCAACGTAGGCACACCACCAACAATAGTGCCAGCCTTAACATTCAAAGACCTAACAAGAGTCATTAGAATTTCACCACCGTATCTGTCTTAGGGGAATAATGCGCTCCATTAGAAAACGTATTAGTAGAAGCATCAAACGCTGAACCAGCCTTCTCACTAACTTCCATAGCCTTACGAATCTGAGAAGTCTTAGTCCCCGCAGGCTGAACCCCAGCAGCCCTAGCGTCACGATACAAATTAAGTTCTTTATCCCATCGCTTCTGCTTAGTCGCATCCTGACCATTAGCAGAATTACAGTACGCAATCTTAACCCCAGCACCACGCAAAC